CTAAAGGTACATTTAAAAACTCACCCGTTTCTGGAACATATGGAAATATAGAATATTTACCATATGCATTATTATTTCTCATTTCTGCTGTCTCACTTACCCACCTTAATTTAAAAGGTACATCTTCTATCTCATCACAATAATAAACGGCATATCTTTTTGCTGCAATATCTATTTTAGTGGCTCCTGTGATGTCTACTTGAGGTTCTACGTATGTCTGCATTTCTACTTTAACTGAAGGTCGAATAACTGGGACCTCGGGTCTTCCTGGAAACCCACCACCAAAACTATTACTCCAATCATCGTTAACTGGGTTAGTGTGTGAAACATTTAAAGTCTTAGTATTATACAATTCGAAATAGGAAGATTTACTCACTCCTGGTTTGGTTGCCACCACTTCAAAGTTACTTTGGTACCCTGTAAACGCGATATCAAAGAATTGTGTTGTGGGTTGGGATGATGTGGTGTATCCATAATTTTGTGAACCTAAAAACTTATTTAATTCATTTCCGGTAATTATTTTACTATCTACTGATGTAGTTCTTCCTGACCAAGTAGTGGTATCTAATAAAGAGAAGTTTAATTCATAATCAGGATTATAATCATTTGTTTGACCTATAAAAGTAGACGCGTGGGTTTGTGTAGCTCCCGTATTACCCATAGTGTCCGTCATCTGGATTTTAAATAGTTCCCCTTGTTGTCCACTTCTAGTTATTCTTACTCTTACATTACCTTGTTTATCGAAATCATTACCTGATACAAATCTATAAGGACTAGGTGAGGTACCTATACTTCCACTAAACTCACTATTCCAAGGTTGTTCATTATTGATTAATGAAAATCCGGATGCACTATTCCCATAGTTATAGGTTAAATTAATTGTAGGTGCGGAAGCACCGTTTCTATTGGCAAAAGTTAAAGTTATATTATGTGAAACATTTGTAGGTCCGTACTCTCCAAGCGTGTCTTTAAACCAAGCTAAGTATAATCCTATGGTATCATCGTCCGTTGAGGTAGAACCTAGTGTTACTTCATGTGTATAGTTCAAATATGAACAACTACTAATAAATCCATTAGGTAGTCCGGAATTACTTGTACATTGAATCATACATGTCCCGACACCATTATCCATTTGTTTTGTGGTAGCACTGACTACGGTACTATTCGTTCCACTAATGGTAAATTGATTATTAGTTATTGGTTGACATCCCCAATTCGTACTAGAAGTTAAACCTGTTGCTGCAGATGGATTGGCTTCTATTCCTTGATTATTTCTTGGATTGAACGTTACCCACTGATAATTAGTACCCACAACTGCAGTGTAGAATAACACTACAAACCTTTTTATTTTAGTACTCCAATAAAAAGTACCTGCATTAGCAGAATTTTTAGTTATTGTTGTAGGACCCACATCTTGACCTTCATAAGCAGCTTGTTGTGCTAAAGGGACGTTTGGTTGGTACCAGTCTTTGGTATTATCCGTTAAACGATTTGCGGTTGCTCCCGTATAGAACCAAAAATATGGAGCGTAGGCACTGTAATCTTCTATAACTTTATCACTCCCTCTTTCACCCTCTTTAGTTTCTACTGTTGCTTTTTCACTTTTTTCTTCTGCAACCGTATAATAGTCTAATTCTTCTGCAGACCTAGCGGTTTCACTATCTGTTTCACGTTTACTCTTACTTTCATCTTCCCCTGTGGTCGCTATTCCATTTGTTATGTACCAAGCTCCTTCTCCATCGGTAAAATCTGTAAAAAACATTTTTTCGGCGAAGTACCCTGTCGGGTATGTATCGGCAGGACCATGAAAATATTTAGCAAAGTCTCCCATCGGTGCAACCCTAGTCCAGTTTTCTACAATAGTAGATGCGGACATATTTCCTGTGGTTGTATTCGTTGCACTACACCCTGTTACATTCCTTGATTCATAGGTATAAAAATTTCCATCATGTGCCGTAACAGTATAACCCCCATCTGTTAAATTCTTAAAGATGTGGGGATGATTACCTGGTCCAATATACGTCACACTATCTTCTAATATCCCGTCTTTAAATAAGTTGTATTTGACTTCAGGTTGGGTATGAGTAAAAGTATGTACTTTTATTTGACAATATTTAGAAACGTTAGTAACACAGCTATTATCAATAACAGATGCGGATAAACTAACTGGGGGGATATTTCCTATTATAATAACTTCTGTACTTGCTGAACCAAATACATCGGTTACTGTACCTGAATATGCCCCAGCACATAGACTAGTTAATGTAGTAGTATTGGCTGTATAGGAGGAGGGTCCAACCCAACTAAGGGTATATGGTCCTGTTCCACCAGCTAATACTAAATTAGTAATAGAACCAGTACACGACCCACTTACAGTATAAGTGACGTCATACGAATTAAATGTTGGTATTGTTGTTCTTGCACTCATCTAAATTAATATCTATTATTTCTTCCTAAGGTACTTCTACCTATAGGGGTGTTTATACCTAGAGATTTTAGTTTTCCTACCATAGTTTGGTTTGGTCTTACTCCTTTACAAAATTCTTGACACTTCCGTCCACAACTAGTGTTATTTTTACAATTAAGTGTTTTATCTGCTATTACTTTACCTTCATTTTCAACTCTACATTCACATAAAGTAGTATACTCCTCTGTAGCTTCTAAACTACTATAGAGATTATACTGATTTGTTCTAATAGTAATAGGTTCTCCGTCAATAATAAGGTCGCTCAAACTAAAGTACATTTTTCTTTCTGTTTGATTTCTATTTTGTACTATATAATCTCTTCCAGTTCCCACATCTGCTGGGTTTCCAAATAAAGTGGTTGCGTTGAAATAATTCATAGTTGTATCTGGATTATCATTGTAATATACCATATGTGAAAATCTCCTATCCGTTCCTTTAACTTGGAATATGGTTTCCACTAAATAAGTGTGTTGGTAATTAGGGAATGGTGGTGTTTCTCCCACATAAGAATTAAATCGTGGCATTGTCCAATATGTCATCATTCCGTGTGAACTAAACGGTTCAGTACCAAATGGTTGTACAGCATTTGTAAATCCACCATTTAATAATGTTTCATTCCAACGTGCTGATTTTGATTTAGATATTCCCAATTCGAACTCTCCTCTATATTTTTGTGAGACATCTAAATATGTAAGATTGGTTATGTCTTTCTCGTTATTGATAGGGGGACTATAAACTAATGGTTGGCTATCAAACATAGTAGTTACAAATAAACTCCCTTTTTCTTTTCCTGTAAATTTCTTTCCGTTATTCCACCATATTAAATCTCTACCGTAGTTGTCCACATCCCATACCAATCCTAGAGCCTGTTTCTTTGTGTTACATGCGTCCATAGTTACCCTATACCAAGGATAAGTGGTCTCCATATTTACTGTTTTACTACCTAATCTTAGATTAACCGATGTAGCACCACTCATTTTACTAGTACTAGTCCAGTTTACTCTATGTTTTAATCTTATCTCATCACCCGCATTTAATTTAATACACTTAGTATCTAAACTAACATCCACTATTTTAGTAAATACATGACCAGAATCACCACTTACTGATGGATATCCACATGTTGCTCCTGAAATATTATAAGTGTCGGCGATTAAATCACCAGGTGTAACATCTAAAGTTAGGAATTTATCAGCAGTTGGGTAAACTTGTGGATTATTACCTATAACATATTGAGTTAGGGTGACTGCGGATGTGGAACCACTTAATTTTCTTTCTATCCATATTTCTGCTTTAAGATGGTCTATACCCTTATATTGTGAGAAACCGTAACTAGGTGTAACTCTCCAATATGGTGAAATGTTAGTATATGGATTAGAATCGTATCCTTCTTGGGTTGTCACATCACTACCACCACCCGCATATAATATAGAACTATTAACTAAATTCTTATAGTGATAATCATTAGATGGATAACTATAATCAGTATAAATCTTATAGTAATTTCTTAAGTATTCACACCACCCTGTATCATAATAATCTAGTGTTAAAGCTCCTTGATATTGGAATCTGTATTCCGCAGTGGTTAGGATTTTATAGTATATGTAATCATTATCTACATTAACTTGTTTATATAAAGGTCCTCCATTCTCATTTAAAACCTCTGGTTTCACACACGCTGCAGTTATGGTGTTACTCCCCCCTTGGAGTGTGGCTCCATCCGCTGTAGGACCATTCATTGGTATCACAGTAGTTCCAGTAAATCCACTATATGTATAAACTAAATCAAAAGTTAAATCGCTGTTTAAGTTATTGTTTGTACTACCACTATTATAAATTCCTAAATTAGTATACCCTGTGTATTGAGTTGTTAGTCCACTTAATTGGTGGTATTCTCTCCTAAAGGTCCTCCAATCACCATATGTGGTTGCTAGTAATTCAACATTTAAACTTTTAAGTGGTGTATATAAATTATTTCCTGAATTATCGACCCCTAGTGCGGTTGTATAGTCTTTTCTTATTTCAAAATAATCTAACTCCCCATCACTTCTATAACGTGCATAACTATTACTAAAGATGTCGTTCCCGAGAGTTCTTTCTACCCAATCATTTAAATTTTTATATTTTATAAATGTTTTATGGAAAGAGTTGGTAGGTGAAAGTGCACCCACAGTAACCGCGGATAAACTAAAGTTCATCTCTGTTGATAAAGCTGGTATTTCTTCAAATGTAGAACTAGACCTTTCATCTGGTCCTGTACCTACAACTGTTTTATAATCAGGGTTGTACAAATTGTAAGATTCTACATTACCAATTTGTTTAGAAGTAAGACTATAAGCAAATCCATCTCTAACTGATTGATTTCTAAAGAATAGTTGAGTTGTATGATTAGGGTAGGTTTGGACAATGGTAGAAAACCAATTTAGTTTTACTTTTTCATAACCATTACTATCCGTATAGGTTAGAGCGGTTCTGGTTGCAACCCTTGTGGTTGGGTCTACTATTACATTAACCGATGTCTGATTATATGGTATCTCCAATCCACTCTTATATGGTGTATTATTGAGTACCGCATATATATTACCATCCACTATCTCATAATCTTCGGTATCCACCGATGGGTGATATCTATTAAAATATTGTTGGTAATTAAATTCTACCAGTCCACCTTCTCCCGCTAATTGTGTTAACGAACTATTCATTAGAGAGGTCATAGTATCCGATACTTCTTTTTTGTTCCCATCTAATGGGGTTAGTTGTAACATCGGTGCATTAAGGTTGGTAGGACATGGTTTACCACTTGGGATGTCGTTGTCTATTGTATCAAGTCCCCCGTAACTTACTATCTTATCATTAAATTCAATAGCGTCTGCTGGTAATCCATTACATATTAAATTTATCTCTAGTTGGTATCCGTATTTACGATTACCGTCTAAAGTAAAGTTAGTGAATATATTTTCTAAGTCTTTCCATGTCATTAAATTACCTGAACTGGAATTACCCCAATATGCTGGATGTGTCATATAGGTTGCACCTAATGGACCACTTAATTGATACAGACCAAAGAAATCTTTTGTTTCCGATGGTGCTAATTCTATAACTATTTCAGTATCGGTCCCCACTAAAGGGTTTAATAAATCCATAGTAGGATTATCTAAAGAAGAATTATCCGAAGTAAAAGTAACATATTCTTTTGGTATTCTTATGAAACATCTATCTACAGCATCTCTATGCATTCTGTATAAATAAAATTCTGTAGTGTCGGATAACTCTACTTCCCATTTTCTCATTCCTAAATAAGTAGAATCCGAATAAATATGATTTATTATTTCTAATTTATCACCAATACAACATGGAGTAACCATTCCTATAGTATCTGCTTTTATTTTACCTATATTTTGTTCTCTTAGAGTTTTAGTAATATAAGGCATACTAGTTTGTACCTTTGCTGTTCCTTCAATTTTAAAGTCATTAATAACTGTCGGGAATAACCCACCTAAACCATTCATTGCGTCATACATGACACTTTTCCAATCAGAGTTTTTACAAATACATCTATTTAAATTACCTGGACTATTCATAACTGTGGCAGCTCTAGTAGAAGCTCCCCCCATGGTGTTACCCATATCCAAATATCTCGAATGTCCCCCACCACTTGGTCCGTTAGGTCTTATCCATGGATAGGAGGTATTACTAATAACACTTGGTGTTGCTGGCCTACCAGTACTTTCCAATAAACCTATGTCACAAGGAGACCAACAACGATAAGCGACAGCTCCTGAGAAACTATCTTGCATATTACAAATAGACCAATTAAATGGTTCTGTTATTGCACACGTTTTAGCTTCATAGGTACATGCAGATTCTACCCATTCATAATAATATGGTTCTAATAAGTATGCTTGTCCGGCATTCTTAGTATCACCACCACAGCAGACTTTAGTACTACTGTTAAAGTAGAGTAAATTATTAGTTCCTGGGTCCACACTTTTCCTATCTTCTACACCATCCGCAAAAACTCCAAAAAGTTGAGTGTCTGCAGACATTACTGTAGTATCACAATTACATGGGTCTAAAAAGTCATCACCAACCATATAACTTGAGTCAAAACAATCTTGTCCTCCTATATTGTATATTCCATCTTTGAAAATGACGGGATTAGTTGTAAATCCTGTTCCTGAAAATTGTGGTACATCTGGTATTTCTACTAAATCAGTACAATCTTCTCTAGGTCTAAAATCGTTACCTCCATCAAAACTCATTGGTGATATTGATAAATTTTCCCATGTTTGTGTGTATCCCGTACCACTAAATGGACCACATATCGTATTTCCAGTATAACTTTCTATTGCTCCTACAGTTGGTTCTGAGGTATTACCACTAATTAAACTTCTATAACATTCACGACCGTATTGTACAATCTGCCCAAGATTATAAGATTTTTGTTGGGTCCATTGATTATAATTTTTCGGTTCACATGGTTGGGTACAAATAGCTTCACAATATTCAAAATCACCAAGAGCAAGTGTTGTATCACCTTTTAAAAAGTCAAGTAAGTCTTTGTTGAACTCGTCTCCCGTAAAGAATTCAGCTTCATTTACTGATAAGAAAATTCCGTTTGGTGCACCTGGGGAAACCCATGGTCCCGTACAAGGTGAACCCACTCTTTGGTTGTATTCTGTATGTGTGTGGTCATTACAACTAAGTTGACCACGATATATATTAGGACTACCACCAGGATAACCTACACATCCCTGATAACATGGTGACCCATATCCTAAATCTCCTATACCGTATTGAGTATTAGAGCAATTTCTTATTAATCTTTCATTTTGATGGCATGCTTCTGGCACCCCTTTACTTTTCCAATCCCAACCAAAATTCTTTAGTCCTGGACCCATATATCCTGTATGAACATTAGTTCCACTTACACTGGTATATGGGTTACTATTTGTTATAGCTGATAATGTCCCCCCTGCAGCAAGTACTGTTCCATTTTCTTTTAATGGTTCTACACATGGTACCATATAAGTGTAAGCAGTAAAACCTGTAGCAGTAGGATTTAAACTACAGGTATCTCCAGTTTTACTAGTCCACTGACATACGGTAACACCAGTGAAATTATCTTGGACTGACCATTCTCTATATGGTGTATGTCCTGTTATTGTTGTCCCACCACTTAGATTATATTGGAAACATGTATCTGCGGGATTATTGGTAAATATACATCCTGTACACCACCCTGTTTCCATTGCCCCATAGACATGTAAATTCATATCCATTCTTTGAGGTAAGTTATCAATCGTCATTGGGTACATTAGTCCCGCAAAATAATCAAATGTCGCATGAGCGGTCATAAAATTATTAAAGTCGGTAACATACGCTGCGGTTGGTTGTGCTATCCCACTACGACTCCAGTCAGCTGCAGCTCCAGTAGGTGGTCCTTTAGTGGTAAGTCCTTGTGCTCCATTAAAACCAAATTGGAGTCCTTGTGCATTAGGAGTTGGGGGACCTTGATTTGGTGTGGCCATAACATTATTAAAGATACCGGTATTATCAGCAGTGTAATAAGAGGTATCTGACTCATCTACAAAATTAATTATAATTACATCTTTTGAACCTCCAGTCCATAGTCCATGACTTCCTTGACCAAAGTTACCGTTAGGTGGCATGTTCGCATCTGGAACTTCGTCGGGCCAAACAGCAAATCCACCATTTTCAGGTTCACAAAATTTTCTAGGATTACCTAAAAAATATGGACCACCAGCATTACTCCAACATGGACTACAAGTGTCAGGTGCTGTGGATGAGGTTCTAATGGCGTGTCCATCTGCTGGATAACTCGACCACCCTAACCATCTTTCATTGGCCGCTGTATCTCCAAAAAGAGGAATGTGATAGGTCTTACCACTCCAACCTGTTGTCCTCATACTATTACTAAACGTATCAATGGAAGCTTTGGCTGCAAACATTGTATCTCCTGGAGTGGAGGTTGTATCATAAAAGGCATATATGTCTGTTTTTTTAGACGCAATACTCGCATAAACCCCATTAAGGTTAAGACAGGCCTCTGCTAAAAATGTCCCTGGGGTGGGACCATTTACTCCCCACATATCGGTACCACCACTACAACACCCTTGTACTACAATAGTTCGAGGATTGTCAATAGATGGTATTCCAGTAGTTGTATCATCAAACACATAATAACTAAAACACTCACCAGTGATACCACTTAAAATATTTACCATATTATCCAACCATAGGTCGGTAGTTGGTATGTCACTAATTGTTGTACTACTATAATAAACTGGACCCGTATACATAGTTCCGTTGAGGGTAATCTTATTAAACCAACCTGCTCCACTAAATGTAATTGAATTGGATGCGAGATGTCCATTTACTAATACTTCTTCAAATCTAGGACCAACACATTCTACCCATGAACCTAAACATTCTAAATCATCACAAACTGGTTCATGTTTATATGCGTATTTGTATCTATGAAATGCGGAATTTTCTATTTTTGTACCACCCTGCCAAATAGTCGTTGCGGGTACCATTTGTTCTACTAATCTCACCCAATAATCTTCCATGTTATCCACAAACTCTAACATTTTTTCGTAAGTGTACTGATTATTTGGTATTCCACATACCGACTTACTGTTCAAATAATCTAGGTATACCATTTGTAGTGTTGGGTATCCTCCTCCGTGTCCGTCATCAATTGTAAGTCTATTTTTTACATTTACATGAATCTTCCAGAAACTTTCAGCAAATTCAAAGAATGAGAGTTTAGATGCGTCTATTTGAATTGGTGTCCAATCTGGTCCTACCGGAGGTGATGGGTATAGTGGATTAAGGTCTACTAAAGGTTTTAATCCGTAGAGACACCCAAACTTATTAGAAGTGTTCCATACATCCCAAGTTAATCCTTGACCTACATTTAGGAATAAATCTACGTTTTTAACATTTAAAATTTGTCTATCAGTATGAGCGTAATATTTTGTACCTCTTCCTCTCAGTAATGAAACTCTATTTTGTAAGTTTACAAAACTTTCATCTTGTGTTCTTTTTTCGGATGCTACCCAAGATTTCTTATTATCCACTGTTCTAGATAAGTCATACCCTTCATTCATATCTGGGAATTTTCTTAAATAGTCTAAATATTTTTCACCATAGGTAAAAGGTCCGTATTGTGTAACTACAGAAGGACTATCACCAGTAAAAACCGATTTCTTTTCATCTACAACCCTCGAACTTTTATGTTCTGGAGTTCTTTCAAACCACCCTGCTCCTGCTTGGAAATACCCATCTTTACTAAAGGTTGGTGGTACTGGGTATCCGTCTTTCCCTACTGGATATTCTTCACGTATTGCTGTTACTTGTCTAGTTACCGCTGAAACTCCATATGTGTACCCCGTAATTGTAATAGGTATAACTCCTACTGTTGGTGGTGTTTCACTAAAGTACTGATTCCTTACCGGTACATCTTCGGTATATGTTCCACCGGAAAAACTATCTAGTTTTTGGTTAAACTTCTCTACATTAATACGATTACCCGCTAAGTAGACATGTTCATTAAATTCAATTAATCCTTGAGGTGCTCCGATTAATCTAAGAAGAAACTCAATAGATTTTCGTGTTCCTTTAGATTTAAAGAGATAGGCGGTATTAACTAATATTTTTCTATATAATTCTAGATTAAGTTGGGTGGGTGTTTTATTAGTGGCTACTCCAGCAAATTCTTGTTTCCCACCTCTACTAAACAAAGCATCCATGAGGTCAACTTGTGCGATAGAGTTTGGTGTTCCCCAACCTAACATTTGTGCTAAGTTCTTTAATAGAGTATCAGGTACATTGTGTATTTTATCGTAGGTGACATTCGTCATATATGCCAACCCATCTATATATTTTTTTACCTCATCAAAACTTCTTCCATATATTTGTAATACTTTTTCAAATGCTTGGTCTTCAGTATCAAATTCTTTAAGTGCTCCTGTAGTAAGGAATCTAGATATTAAATTAGTTTTATATGAATCATAAGTAATTGCAATATCATTCAAGGAATTTAGATAAGTTGTAAAAGAAAATCCATCTATTAAAATATTCCAATTATCGGTTAATGGCCAAGTTATACTTTTACTAGATTTAATTAATGCTCCACTATTTGACTCTCTTAACATGTCAAATTTCGCTGTATATAGTGGTATACTTTCTCTATTTAATAAAACTTGTTCAATATCACCTAACTCATCAAATATTTCTTCTGTATTTAAGGTACTAGGACGTATAATAAATTCTTTAGTAGTGGTAGTAGCAGCACTTGTTGTAGCACTAAAAGGATTACCCTCTACCGTTATGACTAATGAACCACTCACGTTTGAGGTTGCTGGTGTTATATCCGTTACTGGGTATTCGTTGGACCCTATAAATAAACTATATTTACTAAACTCTTTTGTAAAATTTCTAATTTCACTAACTCCGTCTGTGGTTCCTGTAAAAAATAAATTTCCAATAGTAGTGAATTCTATAGCAAATGGATTTTTAATTTGTAATACATTAACATTTAAGGTAGTCTCTTTATCAAAAGAATCATGTAATATATTAGTAGCTGTCTGACCTGTTAAAAAATCTGGTCTAACTTTTTCTACCGATAATCCAGCTGGAAAGTTTTTAACTACATTTTGAGTCGCAACTTTCATTCTTTCAGCTAAAGACCCATAGAGTGTAAAATCAGTTACTTTATGTGGGTCATAATTAATAAAAGCTTTTAACTGATTATTTGCAAGTATCTTTGTTTGTTCAGGATTCTGTAAATTAATACTTTCTAAAGTAATTGGTTTTGAAAAATTACCTAAAGAAAATTCAGTATTTTGTTTATCAGTAACTGAAACGGAAATTCCAAAATTTCCTAATGTAAATTGACTAGACCCATCGGTAAATTGATTACCAACTAAACCGTCACTAAAACTATCTAGTCCACTACTAGCATATATATTATTACCATTTGCCATCTACTATTCTATATTGCTAAATGCTTTACTAAAGTCTATATTATTTCCTTTGTCTTTTCTTACTTCATATAATGGAGTACCGAATTGGTCTCGTTTTTCATATAATGTGTATTGTTTATAAATGTTATTGTCTGCATCATATAGAGTATAAATTCCATCACTCAATGACTTACTTTGATTACCGTATAATGCAATACCTAAACTTTCTACGTCATAATCTACCATTTCAATATCTAAAGTAATTGGATTAAAATAAGTGTTAGTAATTATTACACTTTGGTCTGGTTGTCCAATATAAGGAAGTGCACTTGGTTTATTGGTAGGAGCTGAAGTTGGTGTTAAGGTACAGAATAAGAGATTACTTCCTCCGTTTACATATCTATATCTAATCGCTTTCTGACTACTATTAGTTAGGTTTTGAGTTACTGGTTCACAGAAAAAGGATGAAGTTACTATACGGTAGAAGTTTGGTATCTTAGTCCCATCTGAATTAAGATATTCGATTCTAAAACCTACCAATCCATTATTAACAAATCTATTTCTAAATTTACTATCTACGTTATTAAGGTCAAATACTAACCCTTTAACATTAGGTAAAGAAGAAAGAACCCCACAATCGGTAATTGTGGTCCTTATTTCTACTGGTTTAATGTATACCGTATAAATTCCTTTTTTATCAAACTCAGATGATGGTAGCTTTAAATTGTAAAGACCACCTAAAATTTCTACATTTGCATTACCTGAGGTATTTCCGTTATGATAATAAGGTGCTAAGATTGCGTTTGCGTCTAAACTTTTTACAACCACACCACTGTTTGCTTCCCTTGTAGGGGTATAAACCATAACAATATCTACATCTTCTGGTGATACGTCAGCGGGTCTTTTTATTCCATATGCTCCTAATGCCATTTTTTAATTTTTTATTCTTGTTTCTTTATTTTATAATACCCATAAGCGTAATTTACCAATCCTCCCATAGTCTTTATCTCCCCCAATCTTTGATTTGGCTCCATAACAGACTGTTTGCCCCTCTCAATAAATATTTCTGATTGTATTTCTGGTGGTTCCGAAACATTCATTAATGCTTCTTCTTTTGTAAGAGGTTCTCTACATAATAAAACAGGGGTTCCATTTAAGAAATTAACCTCGTCTTGGAAGGGTGTGATAACGTATTCACAACTTCCGTCATCAATCATTGCTAATGCGTTATAATTCCATGCATTAGGGTCCGTACAACCTTCCGTAGGATATGTACAACAACTAAAATCTTGAGGGTGTGGTACTGGTAAGGGGCCTGGTGAATAAGGTCCACCACAATCTTCAGTAGCTAGAGGATTATAATTAATTGCCTGTGGGTCCATACATCCCGGACCTGCTCCTGGAATATCATAAGTACAGAGAGTTAAATCTGGTACCCACGCTATTTGCATATTAATATAACTTGGTCCTTGAGCTATCCAATTAGGATGAGTATTAGTTGAAGTACACATAGGTGGTCCTCCCGCTGAAATTGCCGTATAGTTAGCAGGGTCAGCACAAGGGTCGTAGTTAACTGCAAAGACGTCAGGACAACCATAATCATACGTACATGAACCATCCATAATATTTGCCATTGGGTCGTAGTTATTTGCCGGTATTCCTGGATAGACGTATCCCGGATATGGTATGGCACCAACAACACTTAATCCTAAACCACCATCATCTATACACCCATTAATTGGTTCATCATAAAAACATGAACCGGAATCTACATTTGCTAAGGGATTATAATTCCACACTAAATAAGAACCAAAACCAAAAATATCTGGATTACCTGGTGTTGCTGGGGTATTATCCATACATCCAGGTATTTGATATTGACAACAATCTGCCCATCCCGGGTTGTACGTACCAGGACCTCCTGGTGGATGTGGGTCACCATTACAATCTTCTAAACAATTTGGACAATAGTTACTTGCACCTACAGCAGAAGACGTTATATTAGTCGGACTCACAAGACCTATCATAACCGAATAACCTGGATAAAAAGGTATGTCTGTATTACCACCTGCACTAGCCCATGAAAACGATGGATTTGCTGGTGTATACCTAGCTGGGTCAGGCACTGCTGGGGGAACACCCCCACCACCGGTCCATGGTGATAACACACCATTTCCATCATCTCTACATCCCGCATCTGAACAACAACAAGTATCGGCACTCTGGTAATTGGTTTTATTCCACGCATATGGGTGGTTAGACATATTAGGTGCACCATTAGAAGTTAAACTAGTACAAGGAACTGGACTACCTGCTGAAGGTTGGGTGGCAGTCGTTGGTAACCCTTGTGCGTCGTTATAATTAAAAGTTGTAGCTCCTCCCGCAACCCATGAAACATTTTCACACATCCATTGTGAATTTACGTTATCCCAGTATTTTGAATGTGCTGGGTCTGGATTTCCCTGACAGTCTAAACCACTAGAAGTAGTGGTTGCTCCATTAAAATTAGCAAAATTAGGGTCGGGACAACCAAATTGACTATACTTACAACAAGCGTCCCAATCTTGACTCTGTTTAAAGTCTGCATTGTGGTATTTAACATCAGGGTTGGGATTATATTGAGTTGGGCTACTTCTGTCACCACCTGCTCCCATTGTTTCACATCCTGCATATTGGTGATTAACACCGTACCCAACTCCACCATATACTGCAGTTGTCTCAGCACCTAAAGGACTATCCCATGAACTCGCCGCACCATTCCATGTAGGAAATAGGGTGGTATTAGTTGCTGGGTCTACAAGGCTAGTACCATAACATGGATGAAAAACTGCTTTTCCTTCACAATCAAAACACCCATTATCAGCTCCAGTTACTTGTCCTGTCACATCAAAACCATTTAAAATAGAATTATTCGAGATACATCCTGTTGGGGATGGGTTCGTTGGGGGACCTAAACACTGACCATTAGGTGAACAATCACCGTCTTGGCATGTTTGCCAAACAGTTGAAGTAAGAGGACATCCAGGAGTTAAATTGTGTCCGTTCGGTATTGATTGGGATGGTATATTTGTACCATAATCCATTGGGTTTAGACAGGAGGATAGTGGGCATCCGTCCTCGTTTTCGGTACCTAATAGTAAAGGATTAATACATAATGATATCCATGGAAAACCACCTTCGTTTGAGGCATACTGCCATCCACACGTTGAAGGAGCCTTCCACCAACCACTTAAACCTGCTTGACTATTAAATAGGTATTCGTGAAATGTCAAATCTAATCTACCCGCACCAGCCCATGAACCAGTCCCACAAGGTCCAGCCCAAATACCACTAGGGTCCCTATATAGCCCTCTGTTACCATGTAATTGATAAAGTCCACTAAAAATTTGACCACACCTACTACTCTGACCTATATTAAAATAGTACATTCTACTGGTCGTGGAAAGACTATATATTCCAGTAGTACCACCTGGAAAATAACCACTTGTCCATGTATCTTCGTGTGATGTATAGGTATTAGTCCTAACAAACTGATAAAAAAATGGAATATCCCCTGCCATCATACCCGAACATAAACATGAACAAGAATCCGTACCACTTTCTAACCCTGAATTTGCAGTATTGGCACCGTCATATGCTGAATTGTAATTAGAATTACTAAAACCACCACCAACTAACTTAGGGTAGTTATATCCTACACCCCATGTTACTGCTCCTATTTGTTCAGTTCCGGTTGAAGGTCCTGATGCTTGTCCTGGACATCCCATATTTTATATTTTATTAATCACTAGTTTCTACTGTTATAGAGACTTGTTTAGTACATCCTTTATCATTTAAAATGGTAAAGGTGTAAAGACCAGCTGCTGGTCCATTTATATTTGTATAATTGCTAGGACAAAGATTGTCAAAGAAAATATTATTATATTGCCCATTTACAGGATAAATAGTTATAGATTCTGAGGTATTATTATTTGTAATAGTATACTCTGAACTTAACATGTCAAATCCACCCATTTCTACTACACCATCACAATCAAAAGTATGTGATTGAATTCCATTTGCATTTGTTAATGTAACAGTACCACATGTTTGAACATTATTTAAAGTTATATTAAGATTTTCTATTTCTGTACATCCACAGTTAGCGTTACAACCCTCTAACGAGGAATACATATTACTTTGTGCTAATAAACTACTATAAGTCGATTCTCCACTATCTTCATCTATCCAACTACCTTGTGGTATTTCACTACAAACCGTATTCATACATTCAAATAACCTATCCAAAGGGGTTATATTACTTACTTTAGGAATTACGGGAGTAGGTAAGGCTGTTTTCTCTTCTTGGGGTGCTCCGTATACTATCGCAGAACCTAATACTCCACCTGCCACTCGATTTCCTGGTCCTGCTCTCCTCATCAATCCATTTGCTTGTTTACACTCATCTTCAGTACACCAAAGAGGACTCTGTTGATTAACTGTTACATAGTGACCTGGATTTGATGGGTCGGGTATTAGATATAGGAAAAGATTTGCCTGGGTCCCTGAATTTGGTGGGAAGCCTCCACCTCCACCATCTAAATAATCTCTAATTGTCATACAATCCATTCCCATATGGACTATCCAACAATCTAAATGTGGGTCTTCACTGCAATTACAAACTTCCTCTTCTTTACAACAATGATAATCTATATTATCATGATTTAATCCCATACTCATAGCTGAGTATGCTGTGGTCCCTCCACTATAATCTATATAATTAATATCGTTTAAAGTGTATGCCGTATACCAAGAAGAAATGGTAGTTATAACACCAGTACCCGATAATCCCACATTTACCACTGACCCTACATTTGGGTATGGGTTGGTCCCGTATTGTTTTAAAACTTTTAACTGACTGGTATAGGAGTGTCCTGTAACCGCAAAAGGTGTATTCACCCAATTACTACTTAGAGTATCCCACACATCTGGATTACTATCCCCCCAAAATATCCAATCTTGGGTTACCGAATCACATCCAATTGGGTCTCCAATATTTGGAGCTAACATAGAAAAGTTTCCGAATGGGTTTGGTATTACTGGACTATTAAAGTATGGAATAGGAACACTCCTAGAAATGAATGTGGTTCCCCAGGGATTTACTTGACTTAAAGTTATAGTATAACCACTACTAGGTGTGGTGTAGGTATGACTTGCAGTTACTTGTAAAGGTGGAGTTAATTGTGATGTATTACCATCTCCCCAATCTACATCATAAGGAGCAACTCTTAAAAATTTCCTAAATTCTAAATCTGCTGTATTAAATATAGTGATACTATTATTGTTTCCTGTATATACAAAATTAACTAATACATCTCGTTGTACGGCTAACCCATCAAATGGTGTATAAACCCCAATATCGTTAAAATCTTGAGTTAAAAGTATAGGTATTGTAATACCTGTTAAACAAGGAGGTGGAGGTGGAAGAGGAGCTGTGGATGTTAAACTTCTCCATGAATCACACCTATAATCGTTCCTCACTTTTGCTTTCCAATATCCACATTTTCCTCCATTATTAAAAAAACAATTATTACAATTTTGTCCACTAAGTAAATTATTCTTTTGTTCAGACACATAAGATAATGGTAATTGGGCTGGTATTGCATCTAGTTGTCCTGGATACAATCTTCTCTGAATTTGTAATGAATGTCTCTCCATATTTTATACTGGGTTTACGTATTCCCAAAACTCTATCGGGGTGTTTATACTTGTTCCTACTCTAGTACCTGCCATGTCTTCAACCCAATAGGTAAAATTATTTTTATCTAAGAGTAATTTATAATACATATTATTGGCTGGGTCAAAACTAGTCGGGTTAGGTAATGTGGACGGGTCTACATTGGTAAATCTAGACACCTCACCATCTCTACCATTATAAAACTTTGTAGACATATAGAAAGTATTAAGATTTAAATAGGTACTCTCTTTTAACCAATAAAAGAAGTAACCTATACTTTTATTATCCATATCAAAGTGATAACGGGGTATTGGTACATTACGTGCAGTATCTAATACTGTATTTAACCCACTAGCATCCATTATTGGGGGGTCGGGAACATTCATATTTAAAGCACCCCATTCTGAAATAACTTGTGCTGGTGTTGACCCAATAATGTTATTCATACAATCTGCATCTATGGCAGATAAATTAAGTTTAGTACCATTCACGGGACTAAGAATATTGGACATATAGAATTTTTGTCTTGTCTTTACAGGATTATCATAAAAATCTAACTTAAAGAAACTTTTTAACAAATCAGAGGTATTTTCCCCCAATTCCTGATTGGTGTAACCTTTAAAGTTAAATCCAAACGGGTAGGGTTGGAATGGTGTGGCGAAGGGGAGTGTCGTAGGGTAGAGTCCCGTAGATACTTGATAAAAGTTAAACTGGTAGAATATATCGGGACTTTCTTCACTATTATCTAATAATGGAGCATGTCTATATCTACTTACTTCAAAGTCTTTAGTGGGATTTACTAATTTTCTTACTACGTCATTCTCATATACTTTTATTAAATCTTCTCTACCAGTCTCATCGAAAGTAGTACCGAACCCTAGTTGAATGACTGGGTCTTTAGTGTTTATATTAAATGTAAATTTATTCGCAGCCATCTGTTAAAAAGTCATCTATTATTTCTGTTAATCCTGTAACTGACAGGTCTGATTCCATTCTAATCTGTTTTTGAACATAGAATGGGATAATTTTACTTGGGTATTGAGCGTTATTCATAAAAGGATAGTCTACACCATGTCCCCCTTCTATAAACCCTATCTCCCACAAATCTCTCCATCTCCAAGTTTTTTCTCTTTCCCAGTATTCTGCCCAATCTGGTATATCAATCACTTCTTGTGGGTCTCCAAACTCGATGTAGGTGGAGAATCTTCTGATGGGAACCTCGTAGTGTGGTTTATAAATATAACCTTTAACCCCATCTATAGTATCTTGTGACATCATAAACACCGAAGAATTCCAACTAAATTGGTGTTTTATTTCACTTATAACTCTTTCTTTTAGTTCTTCCGCATTATATTCACAGAAATCTCCTCTCAGTAAGTCCCCAACTCTTAATTCTGTACCTCTCATTAATCCAGTACCACCCGGTAGAACATCTACTATAGGACCAGAAGGTTGTGGGTCTCCTATATCTCCTCTTACAATATTAGGACCAACTGGTCCGAATGGTAAAGGTACACCTGAGGCATCTCCAACCCCACTAATGGAAGTATCCATGAAAGTTAGGGGGAAATTCCATTCCCACCCATATCGTGGGGGATAATTAAAGTAACCTAAATCATTTCTTAAAAATACTGTAACATATAAGTTTGTAAGTGGTCTTCCTAGATTATCTCTTAGAGTTTTAACATCTACATCTCTGGTGAAAGAATATAAATACGAAGGGTAACTATTCTTAACCGAAACCCTACATGAACCTAAAGGTGTCACTTTATCAACTTGTTTAACATCCGGAAAAACTCCTTGTTCAAAACCACAATCATCAAGTACTGTATCCGATACTTTTGTTAATATTTTATTTACTCTCACATAATATTGAGAAAGACTTTCAGGATTGGCTTTATTAGTTTGCCTTCTCATGGTACCCATTGCAAAATTCGGTAGTGTTGGAAAACCTACCACCGTTCCTTGAGGAAAAAGTAAATTAAATACGGTTTCGGAAGAATTTCTAGTTGAGTCACCTACACTATAAACTGGAAAGATAGTATCTCTAAGAGTGTATGTTGTCCCTTGACCATCATCCATATTTAATACCACATATTCACCCGTACTTAATCCATGGGGAGCACCACAATAAAATCTAATCATATCTCTTCCGTTCAAGGTTATTTGTTGAGTATGAAAAGGAATTCCTTGGTTTGCTAAAAAAGCTATAGTGTTTGAGGTTGGTGATTGTTCTGCTTGGTACCACATTCGTTGGTCACTCATACATTCAGATGGGTAAGTTAGGAACATATTCCAATTAGTGGTGGTAGATAAAAATTCATCTACATCCTTTCTTTTAAAATCAAATTCTTGAAATTGTGGATAACCAGGCCAAGGAGAAAATGCTGTACCTCCAGAACTGTGGATATAATATAATTGTTGAAAAAGTAGGGTTGTAAATCCACTGGAACTCGAACTCGTATCTGTATTTATAGCTAATCCACCATAGTCATTATCTATAAAAGGTGATATTTTACCGTACACTCTATAGTTACTTATATTTTGTCTTTCATCATTAAATCTATCATTAATATTCAGATTTACAGTTCTATCTCCCTGTATCAAAGGTCTAGAAGTGTCATTTAATGTAACTTGGAAAGTTAAGTCTTCTTCCGTTGCACCAGCAAACTTTTTACTTGGTATAACTTTTAATATGTTTTCTCTATTTCCCATACTCTAATCTAGTGGTGGCATATAACCATTAACAAATTTATCATAAGCATTATTTCCTTGATATAAACCAAAATAATAATGATAGTATCCCATAGATACTTTATCGGTAGACGGTATGAGGGACGGGATAGGTCCCGTTGGGGGTACTATTATGGGTCCTGGTTGTGATGGATTACTTACAATACTAATACCACTGTTATTTGCTGCCTCCCAATTATTATCTCTATTTCCAAAATTTACACCCGCTCCTTTTTTCCATGGATAATATGGAATTGTTTGAGCACGACTATACCCAGTACTCCCACCCATTAATCTATTTCTTAAATCCATACTATCTATTTTCATTTCTTTCTGTGCATACGTATTATCGATAGCTGGGTCAAGAATTGTTGGTGGTAGTGGACCGTAGTTGGGGTCTGTTGGGTAATAAAAAGGACTTTGGTATTTGTGTATAGACATTTCATTATTAAAAGCGACTGCTTGTGCGATGTCACCATCTAATAACCTATATTGTCCCCCTGCAAGACCTGCACTACTAGCTTTGAGTTCACGTTTATTCCTATCAGACGCACCTCCTGAAGCTGGGAACCCAAATGTTTGCCATGCCCTACTACCACCAAACCAGTTATTAACTCCAGCAAATTGTATTTCACCCCAATTATAACCCATTAATTTTTGATTAATAAAATAATCTAAAATTCCTGCTGGTGATTGTGCGGAAGATGATTGTAGTTGGTCTATGAAAAAATCGGTAGCTAGTTCACTATCACAATCTACACAGGAATTATTGGTACTTAAATCTTCAAAGGTACCCAATTCTATTACTGTTGTGGGATAATTAATACCTTTATAGAACATTCTATATTGGATGGTTGCTGTCCCTCCATTTTCTGGTTTTTCATATGAGAAAGAACCTCCCGCACTCGGGTTGTTTGCTTGAAATATTCCTGTAGTAGGATTATAAGGAGCACTTCTGTAATAATATTCGTTTGGGTTGGTGAAACCATCATCAGGACCTACAATAATATCTCTACAAAAATAATCAGTGGTAGTTTCTGTTAGGGTACTTGGGTCTGTACTTTTTATTTTTTTATTGTCAAACCTAAAATGGTAAAGGGTACCTCTAATCCAAGATGCCCAGAATCCCATATTAAAGATACCTTGACATAAACCATTATATATGTTTTTTCTTACTCTCCATTCATTAAGACCAAAGAATATAACACCCAATCTATTCAACATAAAAGTTGCAATCAATATAACAAAACCATCTATAATAAGACCAATAAGAACAGGGCTTAAGGCAGCCCCCGCTCCAGGTATCCATGCAAATACAGCTCCAATTGTTATCATTGTCCATATAGCTACTGTAAATGTAGCTTCTAATCCAGACCCATCATAACTAATGGTATAACATCCCGCCATACTGGTTTTATCTTCTCCATCATCTATATCTTCACCATGTTCTTCACTATAATATAATTTATTACTAGCTCTTAATGCTGGAATTTGACAATTAGGGTCGTCTACTAATGGACTACCCGATTCTTGTTGTATTTCTCCTGCTCCCCAAAGACCCGGAAAATCCATATCAAAAAATGAACCACAATTACAATCTTCACACTCATCATATTTGGTTAGGGGTAATCTATACTTCATAGAAGTCACCCCAGCCTGTAATAATCTAACCATAGTTATCGCAATAGCTACTTGTATTAAAGCAAAAGCAAATGCCCCCACCGCAGATAAAATTGCACCAATAGGAAGTAGAGCACCTAAACCAAGTACTATATTTAAGATTTGGGTCATAGCGATAGCTAAAGCATTAACAGCTGATGCCACATGGAGGAGTAGACTATATGTTTCAAAAAGAACCATTAACGCTAAGAGGATATATGGAACAAATATGGATAAGACTGTTAAGAATAAAGTTAACTGTGTTATAACAAAAATAAACGACCCTCCTCTAAAACCATCGTTGGCAGGAAATTCTCTTATACTTCCACTACAATCTACTTCTTTGGCGGGATTAGTACTTTTTATCCCTACAAAATCCCATCTATTTCTTTTAGCCCCATATCCACTATGCATTACCCCTCTACCTGGGATGTCAGAATTGGTTGCGTCTGCATCAAAAGGTGTTTGACTATAATCATTCCTATAAATGTCTATAAACTGACCTAGACTATATACTCTGTCTGGTAACATTTCATAAAAATAGTCTTCTCCTAAAAATGCTGGTGAACTTAAATAGTTGTTACATTTTATACTTGGACTAGAACCCATATCGTGTGGATAATCTAATAATTCAGTAGAAAATTGATAACTGTCTATAAATTGGTCCGTATACTCTCTAATATTTGGTACTAGATATTTTCCTTTACGGGTTCCCGCACCTGTTTCACTATCAAAACTAAGTCTAAACCTATATTTACCTCTAGTCGGTACTCCTACAGAAGGGTCAGAAGATATTTGTTGATTTCCAAATTCATCGGTATAGATGTAATCTAAGTTCATAGGGACTTTAGCTACAAAAGACCCCGTACCATCTATATTGTGTAAATTTATTTTTTCTAATTTAGGTCTACAAGAACAACCTGGTTTTTCATCATTTTCTTGAAATACTGTAAATCTAATCGCTTCTATTTTACCACTCCCTGTAGTTAATTTACATACATCACCTTGATTTCTACTTGGTCCACACTGCCATCCAACACTCCCACTATTATCATCGGTAATAATACTCCCCATAAATAACGCGTTAGGTCTAAATTCGACATTGGAGTCTCTTAGGTCAAAATCAACTCTAGAAATACCAGAATTACACATCTCATCATCTCCCCAGAAGGAAACTGATTCTACTGTTTTATTTTGAATTACTATTTGTGGTAAAGTATCTAAGTTTTCTGATTCATTAAATACAGCAGAGTTTTTAAATTTTTCTATTGGTACCCCTTGGGATACAAAGTCAAATGGTTTCATTGAGTAACATCCAATGTCACTTACGTCCACAGACATGTGTATTTGATGGATACCCAACGGTACCCCCCAAACCATGTAGTCTCCATTTTCATTAGTTTTTACAGTAAATTTATAATATTTCTCAAATACTTCTAATTTAAGAGGATTGGATATAGTTTCCTCCGCTGTTAAGAAACTTCCTGTTGGAGTGTGTCGGTTATGTTGTTTAGTGGTAGGTAAAAGATTATATCTATATCCTTCTTCATTTTTATCTGTAACATCCTTAAAAGGATACAGTGCGGTTATCGCATCATCTTGTTCATCTTCTGCGGTTAAAGGAATAAAAATGGAAAGTTTTGCATTAGGGACACCCAAACCACTATTTGCTACTACTCTACCTACAATTACACCGTAGTCTGCACACATTCTTGCATACACCTCTGACTGAGTCAATTTTAGACTCAAAATTTCTAAAAGGTCAAAGTCTTGTTGTAAGTTTACTTTTACAAACTTATCTTCACCTACTTTTGTTCTTATTCTATATGATTTGGGCATACATTACTTTAACAGATAAATATTTGTTCTGTCAAAATTAAAAGTAATATACACTACCTATTTGTAAATCTAATTATGTGATGGATGGTTGGGATAGGGTTTTAATCCTTACTGCTATATCCTTATTTGGTAATTTCACTTGAAATATCTGATTTGGTTGTGCGAATAGGGTACCATCTATCAAAGCTATTTCTTTGGTTGAAGCGTTTTTATAAGGTTGTGAAACGGTATTTTCAGAGTAATCACCTCCCACTTTATTAAAGAGTCGAAGGTCTACTAAGTTTATTACCCCTGGTTGGTTTACGATATCTTTTGTTAGTTCCCCAGTAAAGACATCTTTCCCCATTTCTTTATTGTCGGGACTGAAAAAGGTTGTAGTTTTATCTATAATGTTAGTTACTATGTCTGCTTGATTGAATCCAGGGTCGATTATTAAATCCATTTCTAGTGATAAGTCTATAACTTCAGCGGATGTTACACTTATATAATCATTTAACATTCTATAGTCCGATAGATACTCCGCGATATTTTTCATCATCGTAGTACTTACCTTAGACGTTAATGAACCATCTTCAGAATAAGATAAAAGATTAATAAAAATCTTATTTTCCACTTCCATAACCCCTACTTTTGCTGGAGACCCAAAAACACTTGGCATAGTCTGTATTCTAGAAACATAATCATTTATGGTTACAGCTCTTTGTTGTGCGGAAAAATTAAATGAAATATAATTTCTTATTTCTTCTACACTCGGTTGATTGGCTCCTCCAATTGCGGAAGTTACATTATTCACGGTTAAGGAATCTCTTACAGCAGAATTAATACTACTTATTGGACCATTAATAGCAAAATCTATACTGGCTACCGTATTAACACTATTAGGTCCTACATTCGTTCCTTTACCACCACCAACACGATACTGAATAAAAATAGTAGTGTTAGACTGTGGTGCTCTCCCTAATGATAAATTATTCATATATTGGTTAAGGTCTAACTTATAACCTGTGGAAGTTAAATCATCAAGTGAGTCTTCTGCAGAACTACTTCCCCCACCTAAAGTTAGAAAAAAGAAACCTTCTGGGGTGTATTCCGTAATAAATCTCTGGTCTGTGTTTTGCCACTTTCCTATCTTAATACCTGGTTTATCTGATTTTTTACTACTATCTTCTATAAAAACTTTATCCTGTACCAATGCTTCTACCTCATACCATTTATTTGTCGCATTAATAAAGTCGGTATTTTTAGGTAAAGCTTGGATACTTGTACCATCTTTTTGCATTACCGCTGTAACTCCTAATACATTTTTTTCTGGTAAGAAAACTTTAAGAAATGGTTTAACGTCTGTACTAGTTATTACTTTTTTAAACACTTTAGTAACTCCATTAACTACGACCTCTCTCTTAGTTATTGTATAATTTATTACATTTCCGTTTGAGTCGAAGTTAGGGGTCTTAGTTCGATTAGGAAAACCTTTACTATCATATGCACTTGCGAAGTCTACATCATTTACTAACTCAAAAACTTCACCACCTCCTTTAAATTGTGAATTTCTTCTTAATAACCCCAGATACCTAGTATTCTCTTTATCTCCCATAACTGGAACCGTAACCGATAAATCTACAACTGCCACTGAAGGACGATTACCAGGTATTTTTAAACCATAAGTTCTTGCTATATTGAAGAGGGAAGAACGTTGTTGTGCATATTCCAACACTGTTTCCTGTAAACTTCTATCTATGTGATAGTTAAGATTATCTCCGATTGCCGCATTTAAATCTAATAGAACTGAAAATATAGAAGCGTCATTTGCGTTTTGGATTAATTCTGGATATTGTTCTTTAACATATTTTAACAAGTCGGTCCTTAGTCCAACAAAATCTCTTTCTGTATATGATATTTTATTATTTGCCACTATAAATTAATTATTACGAAATCTTTAGTTTCAAAAGCACTACTAGTGGTAGTAAAATCTACCCTCACTTTAGCTGTGTACTCTTCTGCAGCGGCTCCCGATACCCGATAAACTCTATCATCGTTAGTGGTAACCAGTGTCCCTTCGGTTTCTTCCGCTTCTTTCATTGGTGTTATTATTATATTATCTATCCTTAAATTAGGAATATATTTATCTACTTGTTCTCTTATTTCAGCCTCGATAGAATCAAACGTTGGGGTGTCCATCGGTTCAAATATATATTCATAAAGACGTGTACCAAAATCTGGGAGGAAATACCTCATTCCTTTCCTAGTTAAAAGTAGATGGATTAAATCAGCTTTAATTTCATCCTCTGGGGTCTCTGTCAAATCGAACATGTACCCTAGTCTACTCTTATTTAAAGGAAAATTTATCCCGTATGTTCCAAATTCTGGCATTATAAGTTTTTTATATAAATACTTCCAAGATTAATTTATTGTTGTATTCTCTATTCTATTTGTGGTTTGTGTCTTATTTGATTGATATGGACAGTGCCTACAATTACTATTACAACAGTAACCTCTTTTCTTGTGGTACTCTTCAGTCATGACCATTTTACCTTCTTCCCAGTAAAAGTCTTTAGGTTCTAGTTTTGGTTTGACGAATTCTTTATAGTAGAGTTCTTCAATCCAGTCATCTTTTCTTTTCATTTTTAACCCTCTGTTTCAGTTAATTCTTCTATTTTCTTTAAATCAACATCTATTTCACATTGACCACCAGAACAAGCTAATTCACCCGATAAATCCGTATTGTCATCTAGTTCAATAACTTTAGATAAATCTATGTCATGTAAAGATTTCATCATTTCCTCATATTTTTCTTCTGTAATATCCTCAAATGGGGCTTGAGTATAAGAACCACCATCGTATGGTAATACAGATAGACCATTATAGTATTTTTTATTTTCCCACATCCACTCTCCGGCTGCATCCCATTCATGTTGTCTCAAACTAATTGTTGCAGATACATTATGTGAGTTGGAACCTTTACGGTGTCCTGAATTTACCCATTCTGTAGCTACTTTTTTCACTCTTTCTAGAAGTTGGAATGGTGATTCAGTTCTCATAATAGAACCTTTTGGTGCTTTTTGTGGTATTTCAATTACTGCCGTATCATGTGGTCTAAAGAACTCATCTTCTACCAATTCTGGATGATTTATACTTAAATAAGTGTATATAGCTTCATTTTTACCAACTCTTATTCTTCTAATATAATAATCATTATGCCATGCATGAATACCTGATGATGTTCCTAAAGTTAATGATGTTGTTCCTGCAGGTTTAACAGTTGTAGTTCTCGCTGCCTGATTTATACCTACTAACTTAGATACTCTTGTATTTACTCTTTTAACAAGACTTGCAGCTTTTGCCATATCATAATTAAGTACTTTTCCAGAACCAATACCTGTCATCGAAACACCTATAAGTGCATCTTTTTCTGTTGTTTCTCTCCATACATCTCTAAGATAATGGAATTCTGTATAACCTGCTTGTAACGTACCTATAAATGCTGCTGCTTTAACTCTTTCATTTAAATCTTCTTGCGATTCAATGTTTGAAACATTTACTTCACAAAGATTACAGAATTGGTATGGTCTTAAAGCAATTTCACAACATGGGTTGGTCCCCCAATCTTTATCATTATTTAGATAAATTCCTGGTTCACCAGCTCCTGATAGTTCTACACGTTTCCATAACTCCATAAAAAAGTCTTTTGTAATTTTGTGTCTCATTAAGACTGCAGAGTTATTTGCTCTACCTCTTTGTGGATTCAATTCCCACCAATTTCCAGCTTTACATCCAATCATTATATCATCATCAGCACTAAATAAACTAATAAGAGCTGCTCGACGAATACCACCGGCCAATACAGCATCGGCGATATAACATACAATGTCATGTACTTCAATAGTTGTAAGTTGTTCTCCATTTTCTTTTTGATTTAATAATCCTTCTATCTTTACTAAACATTCCTTTAGTGGTTGAGGTCCTGGAGCTTTCCCTCCTGACGTTATCAATCTTGCTCCTTTAGGTCGAATATCTGAGTAATCAAATTCTACTCTACTTCCACCACCATTCATATATGATTTCATTAATACTTTAATTGAGTCTGCCCATCCTTCAATTGAGTCACCGATTAAGAATCTTCTTTTTCTTTTTGGGTATGGTTTTTGAATAACTGGTAATTTAGCTACATGATGTTTTTGTACAGAATAACCTACTCCTGTTCCTCCAAGTAATAGAAACATTGTTTCACTAAATGAATCTATATGGTCTATAGGTAGGTATGCACAATTGTATATTCTGTTTGGGGAGATTTCTATTGGTTTACCTCCGAATTGCATACTTCTCATTGAGGGTAGTACTTTCTTATCGTATACTAGTTTATATTTTTCATTAATTTCATCTTCAAGGAAAGGATATTTCTTTATGTGCATATTTTTGTTCCTCGTCACTAACTCTTCCCATGTCTCTCTTCTATTCAGTTCTGGTATGTACTTTGCATACTTCATATAAACTGTAATGTCAGATAAAATTTTATTAGATACTTCCATATTTTTAATTTTTTTAAGTTTAATCGAAACTATTAATTAATAATTTCTTATTTTAATTTATTGTATTGTTTGGTTTCTTCTTTCCATCGCTGCACGTACTCGTTGAGCGTTTCTTACTTCTCTATCATTTTCTAGGTCTAAAAGGGTTTGTGATTGGTCTGTATCGATTTCTAAATACTCATTATCGAATTTACAGTTTTCAAAAACTATCCCATCTTTACCAATTCTAGATTTAGTAATGGCTATGGTAGCTAAGCCTAATTCTTTTTGTTGTAGACTTTTCGCAATAGATATAATTACGTGACCTACCTGGGCTTTTTTAATGGACCCACCCATCATATCTGTTGTAACAATATCAGAACTTATAGAAGTTCTATTTCCTTGTGCTGCTGTCCAACCTGCAACGTCTAGTTCGTTACACATACTTTCGAATCTTCTCATAACTGAACCTTCACCTTTCCACTCATCATTAAATACCCTATCAGGTAAAAGACAATCAATATAATCTAAAATTATTAAATCTATTTTATTGTCTTCTGCCATTAATTTTCTTACTCGATTTTTAATTTGATTCATATTCATGGTATCAGAAGGTAATTTTTCTAATAATAGTTTACCTCTACCTTGATATTTTTCTAGTTTCTCTAGAACTTCAGTTTTATTAGATGCTTGTTCTTTTGAAGAGATTCCTGTCCAACAAGTAATGTGTTTTCTTTGGATGATTTTTGGGTTGTCCTCAAAAAATATTTGTAGAACATTATAACCTAAATTATAAGCTGTATTTGCTACTTTAGTCAATACAGTACTTTTCCCAACTCCTGTGGGAGCTAAGAAAACACCTATTTCACCTTTTGCCAAACCACCATCTAAAAGATTGTCAATACCCGTGATTCCTGTAGGTATTGGTTCTCTAAAGTCATCTTGTAATACCTCTTCTAACCCACTAAAGACATCTAATAGGGTTTGGTCTAGTTCACCTACTTGAATTGCCTCTCTAATATAGGCCTCACATTTATCATAAGATTCAAAATCACCATCATCTAAAATTTTATTAACTTTAGTAATAGCTTTTTTTAATTCTTGTTGTTTACAGAACTTTAAAGATTTTTCTTGCACCCATAGGTGGTCTTCATATCCTGTATCTTTAATTTCAGCTATCATGTCAAATAC